ACCACCACCACCACCACCACCACCGGTTGACGCTGCACCTGAATTAAACTTTCCTACATTATTGAAAAAAATAGGTGAAGAAAAGGTTCCGCAAAACAAAATACAAGAGGCGTTAATGCTTCACGGTATCGCATCGATTCAACTGCTTTCGGCGCGACCCGATTTAATACCACAGGTTGCTTCACATTTATTCGGGGGATAATATGACACACTCAATTATTCCCCCCTCATCTGCGTACATGTGGGGTGCACCAGGGGGGTGCACTGGGTGGGTATTGATGTCGTTACAATACCCGGAAACTGAAGAATCTGATGAGTCCATGGAAGGTACAGCAGCTCACGAAATCGCGGTACCAATGATTGAAGCGTATCAACGTGGTGTGCTTGGTATGCCGACACGGCAAAATCTTGCAGACACACTCACAACTAACGGCGTTGTGGCCACAGATGAGATGTACGACGGCGCGAAGATGTACGCAGATTACCTTGGCGAATTAATGCGTGACACCAATGTCTATGGTGGTGAATATTTAGGTGTTGAAGACCGCATCGAAGCGCCTCAAATCCACAATCAATCCTTTGGTACCGTTGATTTCTGGTTGTTTGATGTTAAAAATGGTGTGTTGTATATCGTTGATTTTAAGTTTGGTCGTCGTTTTGTTGCCGCTTATGAAAATTGGCAGTTAATCAATTACGTAGCGGGTGTTTTAAAACGCCTCGGATTAGATGACCAAGTCATTACGGTGTGTATGATTATTGTTCAACCTCGCGCGTACCACCCGTCAGGTCCGGTTAGGGAGTGGCGCGTTAAAGCGAGCGATTTGCGACCTTACTTTAATATACTTGCGAATAATGCTGAACGCGCTTTAGGTGACAACTCCGAATTACGCACCGGCAAACACTGCCGTGATTGTCAAGCACGCCACGCATGTCCGGCAGCGCTCGACGCAGGTTTAGGGTTGTATGAGTCCGTTAATAAACCAACCCCTGTGGATTTATCACCCCTAGCGTTGGGTGTACACCTTGCCGTTGTTCGTCGTGCGCGTGAACAGTTGGAATATTTAGAAACAGGTCTTGAAAAGGAAGTCGAGAAAAAAATAAAAGGGGGTATTCCCATACCACTTTGGGTATTAGAACAAACTTACGGTCGCAGAAAATGGACCGCACCCGTCGAGGAAGTCATATCTATGGGTGTTTTGTTAGAAAAGGATATTCAAAAACCCATAGAAGCAATCACACCCACTCAAGCTATAGCATTGGGTATTGACGATACTGTCATTGAGGAGTACAGTACCAAACCACGAGGTAAAATGAAATTGGCCTATATGGATAGTAACCACACAAAGAGGATATTTGAAAAATGAAACTATCAGAATTGTTAGCACTCGGTTGCACTGAAGTACCCGTCGTTATTAAGGGTTGCGCCGCATTACCTGCGGTCGAAGCTGTCGAGGCTGTAGAGTACGTGCCACAAGTGCTCGATCCTATCACCGGCGACGTTGTAACACCGCACGTGAGGGCAATACCTGCGGTTGCATATGTGCCTGCAATACCGGCGGTTTCGCAGTATGAGATGGAGTTAGAAACCGTCAGGAGCAACGGGCTTGCATTGCGTCACGTTCATTCACAAACCAACGAGCTTTGTTTGGCAGCGGTAGAGAACAACGGGCTTGCATTGCAATATGTCCACAAACAAACCCAAACAATATGCGAGATGGCGGTTATGCGCGAAAAGCATGCGGTTATCTACGTTGACGTCACCGTTTTTGATTCTGAGGAAAATTAATTATGACAATCGAAATTCTTACACCAGTCGGCCGAATGGTTGCGGGCCATCCAATGGAATCACATGCTGTCAAGGATGATAAGACCAAACAGCCGAAAGTTAATGTTAATGGTGAGCCGTTAATGTCAACGACAGTCGGTCTGGCTATCCCAAAAAATGGCGAACAACATTGGAATCAAACAGAGTGGGGTGCACTAATTTATAATGAGGCCGTACAATCTTTCCCGAAGGGTGATTACAACGTCCCCTCTTTTTCGTGGAAAATTGTTGACGGCGACAGTATGGTGCCTAACAAACAACAAAAAATACCTGCGGAACGTGAAGGATACGCTGGCAATTGGATTATTTTCGCTTCAAACGGATTTCCGGTGTCGTGCTATCACGTCAATCGATACGAACCCCATCAGGTCATTCAGAATAAAGCCGAAATTAAAAAAGGTGACTACGTTCGAATGCTTATTTCTGTGTGTGGCAATAACATCAACGGCCCCGTCCTAACGTCGGGGTTATATATAAACCCGGAAGCGTTAGAACTCACGCGGGCGGGAATCCTTATTGTTAGTGAGGGTTCGGTAGATGCTAACGCGGCGTTCGGTGGTAGCGTCGGACAAGTGCCAGCAGGCGCACTCGTGGACCCCAATGTTCAAGCACCACCTCCACTTACGCAGGTGCCCGGTCAAGCACCACCCCCACCCGCACCGCCCGTAACACCGGCCCAAGATTTCCTCGACCCTAACGCATCACTTCCACCCCCACCGCCCGCCACGTACACAGTCGCAGGCAATAAATACACAAAGGAACAGTTACAGGCAGGCGGCTATAGTGAGGCACAAATTCAGGAAGCACTAGACTCATGACAACCAGGGGGCGCCGACAATGTGATGCTGTTTGTGGATGTGGCAAATTTTACAGCCACGAAATAACCGACAATTGCCCACATTGCGGCACCCCCGAAACATTCAGCCATTTCATGTCGTTCAACCCTCTCGACTGGATATACGACCTTGAATGTTACCCGAACGTTTTCACCGCGTCATTCAAGCACGCTAACACAGGCACCAGGCTTTTATTTGAAATAAGCGACAGACGAAACGAGCTTGAACAACTCGTGTGGTTTTTACAGATGCTTTCTCAATCTGACTGCCGAATGGTCGGATTTAATAATGTCGGTTATGATTACCCCATATTGCATTTTATTATTGAAAATTTCAGTTGTGGAATTGGTTTAGAAGATATCTTTACAAAATCACAATCGATCATCGACACACCATGGGAGAATCGATTTGATAATTTAATAGCGCCGTGGGATGTACATATTCAACAAATCGACCTATTTAAAATACATCACTTTGATAATAAATCGCGTCGAACATCCTTGAAGTTGCTTGAATTCAACATGCGTTCACAAAATATTCAAGACTTGCCATACACCCCCGGCACATACTTGACCCATGACGAAATTGCAAATTTGATTCTATATAACGACCATGACGTTGATGAAACCGAAAAATTTTATATACGTTCTTTAGAAATGATACGTTTTCGTGAAAAACTTAGCGAAAAATATGATCGTAATTTTTTAAATCATAGCGACAAGAAAGTGGGAAATGATTATTTTATTATGGAACTGGAAAGGATGTTGCCCGGTTCTTGTTACGAGATTGAAAACGGTTATTACGTTAAAGACGACGGTCGTAAAGTTGTAAGGCAAACACGTCGCGATTCAATATCGTTAAATGAGGTCATATTACCGTACATCAATTTTAAACGCCATGAATTTACACAAATAAAAGAATGGTTAGCAGCACAAACCATCTACGAAACAAAAGGGGTTTTTGCCGGACTACACACTGTTGTAAACGGTTTTCAATATGACTTCGGTGTCGGTGGAATTCATGGCTCTATTGAATCCACAACAGTTTATTCGGACGACGATTATGTTATTTATGATTGGGATGTGACAGGATACTATCCTAGCCTCGCTATCGCAAACAACTTGCATCCAAATCATTTAGGTGACGAGTTCTGCGGTATTTATCAAGACATTTGTAATCAACGGTTAGACTACGCCAAAGGCACCCCCGAAAATGCTATGTTTAAACTGGCAGCAAACGGTGTATATGGCGACAGTAACAGCGACTATAGCCCGTTCCATGACCCACAGTACACAATGTCGATCACAATCAACGGTCAATTATTGTTGTGTTTATTGGCGGAAAATTTAATTGATATTCCACACTTAAAAATGATACAAGCCAACACCGACGGACTAACTGTGTTATGTCCTCGCAAATATGTCGATCATATGAAAGCTGTTTGCGAATGGTGGGAGCAATTCACGTGTTTAAATTTAGAGTCAGCAATTTATAATCGAATGTTCATTCGCGATGTTAATAATTATATAGCTGAGTATGACGACGGTAAGGTTAAGCGTAAAGGCACTTATGAATATGAATTGGACTGGCATCAAAACCACTCTGCATTGATCGTACCGAAAGCAGCCGAGACCGCATTGTTACACGGCACCGATATAACGACATTTATCACCGGTCACACGGATATAATGGATTTTATGTTGCGAACTAAAGTGGGTCGTGCTGATAAGTTGGTGATGACTCAAAAGGGTGTTGAACAACAATTACAGAATATCACGCGGTATTACATCGGCAAAAAGGGGGGGGCATTAACAAAAATAAGCCCTCCAACAAAAGGTTACACGGTGGGTCAATGGAAGCGCGCCAATAAGCTAACCGACCAGTTTTACAACAGTGTTTTAGATGAATTAAAAAGTTTATCGCCTCCCCCTCCTGTCGAACTTGATGCGCTCGGGGTACCATGGGACGAACGTATTAATACTAAAAACCGTTCGAAGTACGAAATACGTCGAACAAATTTTAATGTTGGTCGTGTCGTCGCACCGTGCAACGATATCCGTGACGCGGAATGGTCAAACATTGATTTTGATTATTACATTAATGAAACTCACAAATTGGTGGATTGTTTAAATGCGTAAAATATTCAGAATACATCGCAAAGCGCAACAGCTCGCCGCGCTCTAAACACTCACCGATACCAAAAAATGAATGGGTACCTTTCTAATGAAACATTATTCCGACGTTGTTAATAAATATTGTAAACCTGCCGAAGAAATTTTAGGAACCCTCACTGTGCGTAAAATGCATTTGACTCACATGTGTTTTGGTCTCGCAACAGAATGTGCCGAAATTCAAGAAATAATAACCGAGTGGCCATCACGGGAGTGTAGAACAAAGCTGATAAAAGAATTAGGCGATCTTGAATTTTATTTGGAGGGATTAGGTGTCGGGGGTCGCATAGAGATATTGTCTTATACGCCTAGACAACATTCTTTACCTGAGTTAGGTGTCGACTTGCACACCATTGTCGGATCTCTTATTACACTGATTAAAAACCACATCGTATACGAAGCATGTCTTACCAACGATGACATGCGCGACGTACTGTACAACGTTGATTATTATTTGGAATCAATAATGCACCAGATTAAAATCACCCGCGAAGAGGTTCTTGAAATTAACAAAAACAAGCTCGACAAACGATTCGGCAATGTCGAATACACTAATGAAGCCGCACTAGCACAGAGAGATAAAAACGATGAATGACGAAATAAAAGACGCACTTAAACGTACACTTGGGACACTACCTTACGCTGTGGATGAGTTAGGCGTCCCACAAGCGCCCCATCTCCCGGTATTGCCTAACAAATACGTACGTGAAATTAAACCCGGTGTATGGGTGGACGTTTACGATGTGCTAAAAACTTTTGATGTTACATGTCCCGCAATGGCCCATGCCATTAAAAAATGTTTGGCGGCAGGTCAACGCGGAAGTAAATCATCTACTCAAGATAAACGAGAAGCCATTCAAGCTATTGAACGCTCTATTGAACTTGATTAATCATCATCGGCGGAACGCGCCAAACGTTCCGCTTCTTTACGTCTCATAATTTTAAGTTCGAACAGTGTTTTTTTGTATATTAATATCTGGTTACAAATTAACACCGTTGAAAGTACGCCACCAATCAAAACCCCAAGCTTGGCGATGTCATTTGGAATCCAATCTAGAATCAGACCTAACCCTGTCGCCCCCGTGGCCGCCCCCGTCGCCGCTGCTACTTTTATGTCGCTGGTTAGCATGTGTAGAAAGTTGCTGGAATTCACGTTGCGCCCTCGTGTTTGAATAAGTCACATAGGCGCGTGTAATTATTGCGCCAAAAGCCAATAAACCAGCTACCCACTGAATAACATCCCACATCGACGCACCCGCCCCGTTGAATTAACACAATGAACAACCCCATATAAACAATCACGCAAGCTGCGTCGTATATTTCGGGAGGTAACCACAACATGTAAATTATCCACCCTGCAAAATTAACCAAAATTGACACAAAACAAATTAGATGCAATTGTACAATTATTTTAGGAATGGGGCGAATTTTAGTCAAATCTATCATTGCGAACACATCAACGACACCGGCCGCGACGTAATACGCGGTGTCGCCAAGATTTGGAGATATAAGGTCGTGAAAAATATTAAGGACTGTCAGCGGTATAGCAACATAAACACGTCTAAAAAGGGCAATAACGGCGCACCCGTACAGCAACACCGTTATTACCAAGAACATCATTTAACAGGCACAACAGCCTGTTGTTTTACTACTCGACGCCTGCCGCGACCGCCTGCGGCATCCTTCTTGTTATCCTCTTTTACTCGACGCCTGCCGCGACCGCCTGCGGCATCCTTATTCTTCTCAGCCATAATGTTACCCCCTTTTAATTAGAGATGATAATATACCGACAATGCCCGACGGTGTCGAGTTTCCACCCGCAGCATCAAGTCGGTTTTTATGTTCTATTTTCAGCACCCCGAAATAGCCGTGTAATAATATAACGAGAGGTCCAATCATTGCCAGGATGAACGGCCACCCGTCAACTACAGCTTTAATCATGTCCTCATCGCTTCTCAGCACTCCCACGCCCCACGCCGATATAGCCACAACGATAGCAAAAGCAATGACATAAAAGGAGTACAAAGCAATTTTAGGACGAGTAGAGTGTGGATTTTGCGAATCAAATTCGAGCATCGCCCTTAATGTTGATCCTGCCTCTTTTATCCGAGTGATGTCAACATCAAATTCCTTTTCAAATACGGCTACTCGTTGTTCGGGAGGCAGTGTTTCAATCGCGTTATTAATATCATATCCGGTTGCCGTGTGCGGTAACTTTTTATCATCCGGCAACAGATCGTTAATAACGCTCAAGATCGCGCCACCGCCTGGCACGACCTCTTTAATAATCCCGGACCCAACTGTTTTAACAATATCCCAAAGTTTCATAATTATGCATTCACACTCACTGCCGCGACTCTATAAATTCCATCCGTACCAAACGTGATCTCCACAACATCATCTAGCGTGCCGACAAGATTAACGCCGCCAGGCAACATAAATTTTGCATTTTTTTGAATGGTCGCTGCGTGGTCAAATACAAACAAAAAAGGAACACCGACAATAGGGTCCAAGAAATCAGTAATTGTAACCGCCGCACCACTGCGAACAGTAGGTGCAACCTTTCCTGTTTGACCATTAAGCGAGGGAGTTGTCGTGGCATCGACGGTGAATTCTTTCGGATGCTCACCGCGTTCCGCTTCAATCGTAAACGAGTCAACATTGATGGTGCCTGCCGCATTACTGAATATTTGCATTTGTAAAAACACGCCGCCCGCCGGTACATTAAATGTGGCTTGAACTGTTTCCCACGCATCGGCCTGCCGTGTGGCTTGAGTAACAATGGTTGCGCCACCATTGAAATTAAATACAAGACCTGACAAACCCACAGTGGTTGTGTTTCGAATGCGTGCAGTAGCTTTTACACGTCTCCCCGATAATTGAGCAGGAACAGGCAATTCATGTGTAAGAAAGTCTCCCGCACCACCCGCAACCATTTTGACAGATGATGTCCCGCTGTCAAAAACAACCGTGTCCCGACTAATGACTTCACCAGTACCCGAAGCACGGAAGCCAGTTGGTATCGCAGTATTAAAGTTAAATTCATCGAGTTCGAATTCTGTATTAAATAGTGTCTTCCTTCTTTGCTTCAATCCGTCGCCGTAGGCAAACAACGCATTAGCGTTATTTTTCATAAATGTGAATTCGCCCGTACTCGACAAATCGATAAGTTGGCCCATGCCTGGACCGGTAGATAGCGAACCATATGCGCACTTATCTAAAAACGGATCAACAACAGTGCTCGCAAAATTAAACGACGCCGCCGGAAAATCTCTACAACCCGATCTTGTTGTACCACCTATTTGACGGTAATCAACATTTGAAAAACCGCCAACAATTACCGTGTCGATGCAATCTTCTAATGTGATTCCCCATTCTGCGGGATCTAAGGGTGTGTTCCCTTCGACATGAGCGTTCGATATCATCGATTCGGTTGTAACTAGGTAGATCAGTTCACCCGATGGTATTCCCTCTATAGTACCACCTTCCCATATAAACGATTGAACTGCGCCGCCAATAGTATCGCCCACTTGCAGCCCGTAGATAGTACCTACACCCTCAATCGAGCAGTTGGCACAATTAGCGTTATTATTTTGACCTCCACCGTCAATATTCATACCACGTGTTGGGACGCCCAACGACGCAGGTATACCATTTAAACCGCCAGGTCGATACCCATTATTTTGGTCAATTCTGACAGAAATATAAGTCATTGATATTGCGCTAGTTTGAGCAATGCAACTAGCCGCGAAGTAACCTAACCACACATCTTCTACTAGACCGCGATGTGCTCCGTTATTAATCTCAATGCCGTTACCACTTGCGACCCCGCCCGCTAAACCAAGGGTTTTAATTCTAAAATGCGACGCCCCATCAACCACAATGCCCGATTGTCCGGCAGTATCAGCAAAGAGAATAGTTTGTCGACCGTCACCAAATAACGACCCACTTAACGCGTTGATTTGATATTGTGTGGTGTAACGATAATATCCTACATCGCCTGGAATATAATGTGGAAGATTATTCAGCTCTCCGTAGTCCCTCGCTGCGTCAAATGCCGGGCTGTTATCAGTAGCTAAAGACGCGTCGCCTTTTGCACCATACCACCATGAATTGATCGCTCCTGTAAATTCGCGCTTCCAACGTGCTAGGTCGATTCCGACAATATCAATTCCGTCGTCATCGGCCGTTACTGCGTCGGCCTTATTAAGTTTAAAGAAACCCGCACGACGGCCGTCAGTAACGTGTACTATATCACCGTTTTCGTGGCGTGTTGAGTCGATAGCCCTCAATGCGGCGAGGTCTGCAACAACATTACCAAAAAGCGCTTGCATCGCAGTAAGATATTGTGATGCCGTAGCTTTCTCAGGGTTGTTACTCGGAACAATGCCTGCGGCTTGTAATACCGCTTGTTGAAATCCGAACTGATCATTTACCAGCGAAGCTAAAAACGGCGTTCCCGTGCCATCGCCTGGCAAAGTAATATTACGCGCCTCGCCATAGGGATAATCCGCACTTGACGGTGTAATTTTACCTACATAGGTTAACTCAGGATTGATCGCCATATTATTACACCCTCACGTGTACTGCACTATTATGCCTAGCCACTGTTGTGCTGGGCAAATTCCAAGACAAAGCGCTTCAAACTCGTTACGCCTGCTATTTTCAATTGTGGCCACATCGCCAAACGTAGGACCACCAATATATAAAAAGTAAGGCCATTTGGCAGGGTCCGAAGGAACAATATATTCTTTAAGTGCGTCCGTAAACTCAACAAAATTACCGCATGTTGCTAAGTCTTCTCCACATTCCGCCACCGCCTCACCGCACAAAGTGAAATAATCAGGAATAGATTCAAAAATCTTATTGACGAGCGGATACCCCACAGGTTCCAACCCATTACCGCATTCCGCATCAACCTCGCCACACGCTGCGTTCGCCTCGCCACATTCAATCAATAATGACGTTCCTGTAAATTCTCGACGTAATACAGTCAGAGGAGAGCGAGGTGTGACGCACGATTTGACACCTACTGCAGGTTCGGTGCCTGGCTCCCACCATTCGTGAAAGTAAACATCGAACCCATTTGATTGCAAAGTATCTTGTAAATAGCGAGGGTCTTGTCCGCCCAACGCTTTCCACGCCGCATCGACTCTATCGCGTCGTTGTTGCTCTGTTAGACTTGCATTTTTACGTAAGGCGAATTGTTCTTCCCACGCATCTAATTCACGAGTTGTTGACGGCTTTAAATCATCATATGCATCATCAATAAAGACTCTTATGTCATCACCAAGACCCGACAACCCGTCGAATAACTCACGCAACCGTTTATCAACAGTAATTCGCCATGCGCGCGCACGAGGCAATAAATGCGTGAATATGCGGAAAAATAAACTCATACAAATGTCACCAACGACTTAGCTTCCTCACCGATACCAAGACCGTAAAGCAGCACCGGCACGGTGACTTGTGTAATTGCAACGGATTGAAATATCCCCCCGCCAGCACTGACAATGTCTTCAACAATCCCTGCAACAGCACTGTTGGTGATTCGATCCTTGCGAGGCAATACTGAAAGCCCTTCAAGGAACGGTTTCCGGTCTAAAAAATACTCGTCAATACCTTGTTCGATATCAGCTTGAACTTGCGCTAAGTCATCCACGACGACACCCAACACTTGTACATCAAACAAGGTTCGAGTAATAGGAAACGTGTTGGCTAACGCATTCGCCGGACGACGCGTCGGCAATCCGTTTTCATCAAATTCAATAGAGTCTAAAACAGCTTCGAGTTGTGCGGTCGTAGGAATACCATCGGGGCTCGATATCGTCGGCACAGCTTCGATATATACATCAACTTGACCAGGACAATCCGAAGTGTACGGATACGCCGTTAAAATACCCTCGACCTCCTCAGACCATATTTTGTAATCGGCAAGCGCACCACCTTGTGGTCGTTGTTGAAAACGATCTATAACCCTTTGTCGGTAAACCTCCGTAGCTTCGGCGTCAGCTCCTGTAACAACCTGAGAATCCACAACGGCGTCGCGCGCAACATTGGGCAACGGATTAGCAAATGTGACAGTATCGCCAGGGTTAAGGTTGCCAAGCGCACCCTTACCGCCGCCGTCTGCTTGGTCTTGTACAGCTCTGATTGTTGCTTGAACAATGGGGGCGTCTAAGGTCACAGCGCCAATTGTGATATAAGTAAAGCCGTTTGCGCTGTTGACCAGTTGAGACCCCGAAATCAATACACCTGTTTGATTTTCAACAGTGATATTGATCAATATCTCAGCATTCGTAGCCGATGTGGGATCCCCTACTCCGATTAATCTCCCCCACTCAATCAACGGAACAATTATGACCCCGTTGACGACCGTCTCTTTGTCGCTCGCATACTTGACAAAAAGTTGCAAAAACGTAAATCCGGCATATTTGTACAACAGTACAAACACACCTGACAACACTTTCGACAATACGCGCAAGAACGATTTAGGCAACAACGGTATAGTTTGATTAAATGAGGCTTCGAGTTGCGCAAGTATATTGGAAGCAATTTCGCTTGTTGTAGGTGTAGTTAAACTCATGGTCGCACCGCCCAATTAATAATGAAGTCAAATTGTTGTTGATCAATCGCGATGGCTATTTTAAGTTTATTCAGACCCGGTATAGTGGCTACAGCGACGACTTCCGACGCAATACCTTTGTCAACAAAAAATGCCAGATCACGATTGCTTGCATCTTCAATACGACGTAAATTACTAGCTGTTGCCGGTAGCCCGTCGATTAAATTTTGAGTCTCGCTGCGGTATTGCTCCGCAGGGTCTGTCTCATCAACATTACCCCACCACGACAAAGTTGTGTCTGAGCCGCCGGGGTCATCCTCATTACCGCCAAACAAGGCAAGATATGCCGCAGTCTCTAAACCCCGGGACATTTGAATGAGACCGTTTTCGACGTTTATCTCGCCCTCATCAACTGTCTGAAACAGTAGTATATCGCCCTCTTGCATTAGTTGTTAGGTCCTGTGTTACCCGGGGGTGTGCCGGCCGCATGAGTGTGACCGCCCAATTCTTTGCCATTCACAACTATCGACGGTGCTGAAATACTGGTCGGGCTGTCTATATTTCCGGCAATATCGATTGTAACACCATTGACGACAAAATCACCTCCCGCCTCAAGTTCGAAACTACCTGACCCGTTAGTTCCCGCTATTGACCCGTCGGCAGCAGCGTCAAATATCGACAATGGGGTAGTTAAAACACAACCTCCGTCTTGTCGTAAAACCACCGAACCGTTCGCATTTGACACAACGACCGACCCGTCACTTTGCAGCCACACCTCGTTGACGCCTAGTTGTGTGGCGGGATCGCGCCCATAGATGCGCTTATCACCTTCGAGCGACTTGGCGTCATTAATGGGGTCGAGATAACCGACCACCGCAGCCCCGCCGCTATTCGTTATTTTACTGGCAACAGCATAGTCAGTAGTCAACGGAAAAGAATCGTCGCCCGGTGCTGAATAATGCAACGGAGTAATATTAGGTCCCCCGCCCGGATCGACTTTCACGTCCGACATTTTAGCCCCGCGACGAGTCACACGGGTGAAAGACAACAACTTGGCGATCAATCCCATGGTAATGTCTCCGGTATTTTCCCGCTGAATGCACCCGGTATAACGAGAGTTAATATCGCCGTTGTGGACTTCCGGTCGCGGTTGAACTCAACAGATCTGACAATGAATGCATATTCTGTGTAAATCATCATGTCAGGGGCAATTAAATGTATGGTGCTGTTTGGCTGCCAAAGATTTCCTTTACTGTCCCGCCAGGTTGGCACCTCCACTGCGTAAGCAACAGCGTTGCCAAACATACGCCCCGCCTTAGCTTCGACCGCCGCTTTGATGTCTGCACCCTCAGTGTCAGGCACTTTAAACGTTATAGGTCGAGTGACCCCTTTTAAACGAGGGTTGCTTACAACAAACGATGACCCCGCGAGACCTACAAGCATAGGCTCTAAACCCGTCACATGGCTATAAAATTCCTGCTCATTGAAAAAGGGTGTAATGCCTGTGACTGGGGGTTCACCTTGCACAAACTGAGCAACGGGTTGTCCGGCATCGGCGGACTGAAGAAATAAGAGTGCCCCAAGGGGAGTACTTGATATTACTAAATTACGTTGTTTTGCCAATTTTTGGAGAAATTTTAGTACACGTTCGCCCGTATCTGAGGCCACCTGTTCAAATATTGCGCCTTGGTCTGCCTGAAATTCAACGCTAATACCAAATGGTGCGGCCATTGTGGCGGCAATTTCGGTTAGTCCTTGGTTGTTATATTCGATTGGGTATGCGCTGGCAGGCATTGTGCAATCATTCAATACGCCAGGTTTTGAATAGGCACTGACGTCAACTGTACGTTTATTATTATCCAGCTTGGGGCGGACACCCACCATTGTTCCCGTAAAAAATGGAACACCCCCAATGGTGATCTCAACCGATTTAAATGAAAAAGGACGGAATGTTTTTTTTAATTCTGGGTTTTTCGCATCGAACGGCGCACTAAATTCGACCGTATCCATATTGTCAATTGCGCGGGTTATACGGACGTTTGTCCAATATCGAAAACGTTTACCTTCGATTGAGATCGCAACCTCGTCAATATTGTCTGAAACAGTCTGTTGTACCACATCACGCGGAGCACCCGGCAAATCAGGGATATTGACGTTAGTGCCAGGGGTCAACGGTTCGGCAACACCAGGATTAGCACGAGCAATAAAACCGGACTCTTTTTCAGTACCGTATTTTTTACGCGCAATTAAATCAAATGTATCCCCCGACACAACCGTGTAGGTACTCATATGTAATACTTAATCTCTTTACCGCGAGGCAGTTCTAAAATTTCAGAACCGCTCAAATCGTTAGAATTAATTAAAAAATCCAATCTATCGTCGACACTCCCGTATATTTCTGCGGATAAATCCACAATTGTTCTAGCGCGATCTAATACAATGATGTGTTCTTGGGCAAGGCTGAATGAAACTTCAACAAGAAACCCAGCCGTCAGTGCGACGGCCTCCTGTAATTGCTGATAAGCGCCCCCGGTGTCAATCTCACTAAGTGATTGAAAATTGTCGTCTCGCCATGCTGTAACTGCCTCAAATTGTGAGAGTATTTCATCGGCTGCCGCAATCGCTTCCGGTTTTGTTGCAAACTGATTATTAACAACCGCAATCATTGACGCTGCTATATAAGTTGACGCATACAAATCCCGTGTATGAAACTTGTTCGAGTTCTCAGAACCGACGCTCGGAGGTAATACAGCACCATTGCCAGTAATCAACGAATTTGTTAGATTTTTGTACGCGTCCAATCTCGCGGTTATACTCGTTAACGCCCTGGCAGGGGCTTGGATCATTAACGTAGTTTGAAAAGCTAATGCCAACGGTTGCTCGACAAGAATATCAATACCTGTATTAATGGAATCCACAATCGCGTCAAATTGTTGCTGTACATTTTCTTGTGTATCCGCAACGGCGCGTAATCCGGTTTCGGCAGCACCTAAAAGGTTTTGATAAACCGCTTTAAAATTGGCTTGCTCAACCGCATTATCCAAATCTGTAAATTCTTGGAACTCATCGGCAGCAGCGTCGTCATACTCAGAAACGGCGTTTAATACTTCACTGCCAGGGTCCGTTTGTGCCGTAGGGTACAGAGTGCCAATGGTGTCCCAAAAAGTAACATCAAACACAGCCTGGTTTGCTGCCGTTACTAAATCGTCACGCCGTTTTATTTCGCCGAACGGCACAACAGTGATTGCACCGTAGATCGGGTGTTCTAATTTTCCCGGTCCTATTTCAAGCAACGTCTCAAGAAATGCATTCGAGACCAAATCATAATCGTCACCGGAAAAAAACAGCCGTAACGGATAGCGACGCCCCGAAGGTCCTAAGTCTTGAACAAACGTGCCGTCAGCATCAGGAAATTCAAAAGCTGTCGTTTTCTTCTCAACCGATAAGCCGACGTTTGTGTAGTCAAAAACGGTACGTATCTCCGATGGCGAAGTATACGCCGCTTGTCTTAGTCGATCCTGCCAAGGCATTTAAAACGCTCCCGCTTCTTGTAATGTGACACCACGACCCAAATTGCCGTTTGTCACTTCGGCGCGACCCGTCTCGTCACGAATAGTAACTTGTGACGTATTGGTTGTTTGTCTCTCTTCGATACTACGTGCGACACGTTCTTGCGGACTCACAACCTTCGGTTTTACACCTTGCCCCTCACCTTCTTGATTACCCCCAAATAACGTATCACTGAGTACGTTGAATGCACCCCCCGGTATGGCGGACACAACGTTTGCAACTTTTGCGATTGATTCAAACAAATCCGTAAAAAATAATTTAATGGGTTCCCATGCATCCATCACGAACGATGCCGCAGCAATTAAGGCGCCAATGGGTCCCATCAACACAGCAAAAGCCGTTTTAACAGGTCCTGGCAACGAAACAAATACTGCCTTTAGTTCGTCCCACCATACAACCAGCGCTGTAACCGCAGCAATAAGCGCAACAACACCCAACACAATTAAACCTATTGGGTTGAGAGCCATCACCAAGTTGACAGCCGTCATCACCAACACAAGCGTTTTCAACACTACCGTCAATGCAAGGAATATTCCAAGACCAACACCGATGCGTTTAACCCATTTAACAATATTTTCAAAATTATTAATGATACTCAGGAAAAATCCGCCGATTTTTGACGCAATTAATTTATCATTAGTGCGAACCCACATAGTCATTTTGTCGATTGCTTCTTTAAGTGGTCCCTTATTAATTTCGAATATAGATATCTTGACACCTTCTATAGCAGAACCTAAACCATCCAAACTGCCTTTTACATCATTTCGGATAAATGCCGCAATACGTTTACTCGACCCTCCCGCTGCTTCGAATGCCTTGCGCAATTCCCTGACTTTACCGCTTGAGTCCGCTAATAATTTAGTCGCCGCAGCAATGGGGATTTTTCCAAAAATAGCAGCGATCAAATTCACCCTTCTTTTTTCTCCGACCCCTGCCAATTTTTTCCTCAAATCGTCCATCACGTCAAATTGATCGCGTAAATTACCATTAGAATCTGCCAGGCTAATTCCCAAACGTTTGAAAGTTTCCGCCGCTTTATTACCAACACCCGCTAAAGCAAGCGTGATATTTTTCGCAGCGGTACCCGCTTTAGACGCTTTAATTCCGTTACTGGCGAGAAACCCCATTGCGGCCGAAAAAGTTTCAATAGACACACCTGCGGCCGCCGAAATAGGCGCCCCATCTTTTACGGCTTCGAATAGTTCTGACACTGAAGTATTAGTAGCGTTCGCGGTAGAACTCATAACGTCCATCACCCGCCGCAACCCTTTCAGTTTTTTACCCGTGTCCGTGCTATCTAATCCAAACGCACCCAACGCATCGGACGCGATGTCAGCCGCTTCGGCAAGTTCAATTTCTGAGGCTGTAGCAAAATCAACAATAGAGGGGAGTGACGCGATTGACGCCTTGGCGGTGAAGCCCGCTTTAGCTAGGAACTTCAGACCTTGCGCGGATTGAGTAGCGGTAAACTCCGTAGCCGCACCTACCCCACGTGCCGCAATTGCCAGGTCATCAAATGCCTGAGTACCGCGTTCAATTTGCTCGGGAAATTTAGCCGCAGCCGAACCAATGGCACGACCGAAATCAGCACCGACACTGATAACGTTACCCATTGCGGCAGCGGTCACACCTAAAGCCACGGCGGCAGTAGCTGCGCCACGTTTAATACCATCACCAAACTTACCAACAGCACGATCTAACCGACGAAACCCGCGCTCCGCAGAACGCGTGAATTTACCGACACCTTTCTGCATGCGCCGAACCGGTTCGGTAATGCGGTCAGCCGCTTTAAAAATTGCTTCGACTGTAAAACGTCCCGCCACATTACCCCCTCGGTTTAGTATGTTCGATTAATTCTTGACGCAGCCCTTCATAAAAAAATACAATTTCCCGCGCCGTTAAACTTCGGATGTCCGGCAATGTATTATAATCGCGACAAATTTGATAAAACATTTCAGTATATACATTGTAAAAAGTATGTGTTCCTTTTTTCAACATTTCACTGGCACCATTGCGCACCAACAATGTACATACTACCCCATTAAAAGCGCAAAGATTGACTCGCAAGCCCCAATATCAACCCCTTTCAATGAGGTTATTGTTTTAATTGGGAGACGACACATGTTCGCTAACACAGCGTAAGTCTTAGCCATATCATGACCTTTTTTCTTGCTGTCCATAGCAATCATAGACGCGCCGGTGCGCTCATAAAAAGTGATAGGTTCTTTGTAATCCGAACGGTGGGGGGTGTAAACTGCCTCGCCATTTTCATTAAATTCGAGATGGCCTGTTCGAATAGCCCATAAAAGTTTTTCTTTATGAGTATTAAATTGAGTCAAATCGTCCGCTTCTAATTCGGAGGTATCTAATGCTGTATATATTCCCATAGCTTCCGCAAATTTTAAAAATTCGAGTTCGGCCATGTCTTTTGGGATTTTTTCTTCGATCATAATAACACCCTACTATGTTAATGGTGCTGCGCCCCGGCGAACCGGGATGAGCAGTAGGACTCGCACGCAGCATAATGTCCTACTTTATTTTTATTGCTTGGTTAAAACACCTGGACCCATGAACGAAACAGCCGCTGTGGCGTTTTGGCTGCTTACTTGGGTTTCACCTACAATCTGTCCGGTACCTTGATATGTTGCACCCGAAACAAAATTCGCACCGAACGCAAAATCCGTATTAGCATCGGACAAATCTTGAAGAAATTCTTGGTCGCCTCTGTCATCATCAACCTCTAGTGTTAACCCGTCAATTGACCAAGGCACGCGAGTTTTAACCGTGCGAGTACTACCGTCACCATTTGCTTGGACTTCATTTTCGAAGCCTCCCAATTTACGCTGTGATTCAGCATCCGCAGCAACCGGGAATTCTCGGCCAGCAAGAGTTACCGATTCAATACTACCACCTATTGCAGACATAACTTATTTACTCCTCTGTGTTACGCGGCTAGTGTTGATTGGCCAAAGAAAAACCCAAAATTTAAATCCATTGAGATAATATTACTATTGCCCACAAGTTGAATAGTCACTGATAAATTCAAACGTTTAGGATTAGCCCCGTCAATTTCAGCAATCGTGTTAGCTTTCGCCGTTTTTGGATCGCTAATCAATGCTTCGGCGGCTAACGCGTCAATGACGGTATTCGCAACAGTAACCGCCGTACGTGGTTTTTTCGCCGAACGATTGGTTGTGTACTGGTCGTCTGGAATTAAAGGCGCACCGTCCCACTCATCCGTTGCAAACCGCAAATCAAAATTGAAAATGATGTTTTGCAATTTAACGATATCAACAAAAAAACGAAATGCGGGGTTAGGATCACCCGTAGGGTGGTAAAATGTGACAGTGTCTGACACATTAATCACACCGTCTTTAACTTCAATAGTCGAGCTGCCTGCTTTCACAGCCGCATCACGTTGCGTATAAGTCCATTGTTCGCCATCGGTGCCGGGGGTCAATCCTGTCGCGGGCTGACTACCATAATCGTGTGCGGGGTTGTTGTTCGCTAATACCACAATGGGTGCAAGCTCGCGAGCCGCAACAACAAACGGTAAATCTTTGGAGCCCGGCGCAACCAACTGACCGTTTGTTCGATCTGGTTTACGCGTGTCAGAAACGGCTGTTGCCGCACTAACGGTCGTTGCGGTATTACCTGTAAACACACCCAAAGGTTTTTTAACAATTGCACCCCACCGACCATCACCAAACACTTGATATTTATCAAGCGTCGCGGTGTCGGCAATATCCAGACAATTAAGAATTACAGTTTCCCACACCCCACCAACCTGCGCCAACGCGGCGTCAATGTCAGGATTAACCAGGCCGCCCACGGGTTGAGTGATCGCAAACGATACACCCGTGTCTGTCGGTCCGACAACTTCGATAAATAAATCGTTGGCGCTTGTTCCGGCCCACTTCGAAGTGAGATCAAATACAGTGGTATTATCCACCCCAAGCATAGGAAGATTAAGTTCCGCCGCGACAGCCGTTGCAATGTTTGTGATAATCGTAGCAACGGCGTCACCGACAGATACAACGAACGACGCACTGTCAATGTTGTTAATACGTACAATAAACGATCCTGCTTTTGTTACAGCCCCACTGGGGGTAATATCGCCTGCGGAAACCACACCGGACCCATCGTCAACAAGAGGATAGACGGTCAATGGGATGGTTCCGATGCCATCACCGTTAGCGGGCAACAACTGTAGCGCCGCCAAGTGCAACGGTGAACCAAAACCATAATTTGTGGCAACCTCTTGTGCACTCGTCACTTGCGCTTTAGTTGTTGAGTAGGTCGAGGCAGTTGCGCCTTGACCAACCAGCGCGACACGTTGCGGTAGTAGAACCACATTCGCCCCACGAAGGTCCTCATAAATTGTTTTTATACCGAGAACGCGCGCAACTGCCGAAGCATCAATAGCCGTACTTATCGCCATGAGTTTTCCCCCTTAACTGTAATCATAATCAGCCTCGGCGAGCAATTCGCCAGTTTCGGCCCGTTTAATATCCAAAGATAACAATTCTAACGTTTCACTCGCAACCTGCGGCGAAAACTCCAAAAACTCTACATTAAATGCAATTCTCCCGCCAGCAACTTGTTGTATCGGGTTATCTGACAAGGGAGGTTGCATGGCGGTTATTGACTGTGGCCACCGTGAGGCAACGGTACCACGCAAAAGTAAATGCGTATACTCGGCAGCCATCAGAATATTTCGCACAAGTCGCAACGTACGTTGCAATTCAAACGCGGCCTCTTTATCGCCGGGGTTGTGTCCGCCGCCCGGATTATCCGACGCAACACCGAACCCAAGACAATCAATGTTATAAACACACGCGGCTTGTTGTCGTTCACCTATATTACTTTTACTTTTCAAAAAATTCGAATTATCAAACCACACATTAACAATAGGCGTCCGCACTGTTTGCTGATTCAACAGTTGTTCCCACGGATTTGATCGTTCCGAAAAAATACGTAAATTCCATTCTTCGGGGTCTTTCATCGCTGTCGTTGCTAACGCCATTTGACTAATGACTTCCGTTTTTAAAATCATTGCGATTTGATCTCGAACGATTTCGAACGTGTCTTGTTTGTCGATCAGCGTCGGTATTGTCACGGTGCGTAAACCTCCAACACACAAGTAACGAGACCTAATGTTCTATCGGGATTTGATTGCATCACTTTAAACGTGTAGGAATTACCATTAATATCATCAAATGCAACAATCCAAGGCTTAAGTGATGATTCCGTAATATTTTCAGGTATCGCCAAACCTTTCGCGGTCAACGTAGCAATACGCAACGATACATGCGCTAAGCGTCCGCTTACGGCTGCACCGGTGTCAGGATCGATTAATTGACCGATATCCCCCGATGCACCCGTAAGCGACCCCACTGTCCCGGCAGGGTCGGTCACGGTAATGGGCCACGCGAAGCCGTTCACATCATCTTCAAGAGTGAACGCAAGGTCGGCTTCGGCAACAGATCGTAGTCCCATTATTTTACTTCTGCGCAACCAATATCAATCAAACGCTTAATAGATTTCTCGGCATCCGCCGGGGCAACAAAATATTCAGGTTTGATTTCATCGCCAGCTTCCAACATACCCACCGGTGACGTTACGCATTTTCCGGCCTTAACCACAACATTTTTACGAGTTGCAGTATGAACCGCAGGTGCCGCGAACTTTTCAGGTTCAGGTTCAACAGCCGCAGGTGCCGCGAACGTTTGTTTATCTTTCTTACTCATAATAGTAACTCCCACCTACTTAGTAAATTTACACACCCGTGTCTAAACAACCGTAAGTGTCAATAGCTGTCGGTATATACAATGGGCGCGTACCAACACCACCCATCAATTGCTCACCACCTTCGGTCAACCACACATTGGTGAACATGTCGGTTCCACCGTCAACATTACTCACACGGTTAGGCAAACCGGGTATGCTAATACTATTGACATTGAGTATTTGACCGATGTTAGGAATCCCGCCAAACGTTGCATCAAGGCGACCCCCACTTGACCGAACAATAACTTTAGCAGGATCCAAGTATTGAGTTTTAACACCTGTTTGCGGATGTTTGTATCGACCGGCATAAGTCCACACGTCAAACATGTAGTTGCCAATATTAACGACACCCCGAAAACTAGCACCCTTACCTCGCGGTTGCATGGGAGCGATGGAACCCAAATCAATACGGCGGGTTTCAAATCGTTGGATGATGGCGGGGTCAGCGATGAACGCTTCGAACGCGTCAATACCCATAATCAACTGGTCGGGGTCGTCTAAGCCATCATTACGGATGATCTCAGCTAAGCTACTAATGTCTGAAACAATCGTAGCGCCAACTGCGTTCCACGCGATGGCCGATGTTGGAAAGTGTGTGGCTTTAGGACTGTAGTTAATGCTATAAATCGCAACACCGTTTTCATCAGTCAACAGCGCTGTACCGGTTTGTAAGACTTGAGACGCTTGCAACTCAATCGAACGACGGATCTTGCGTTCGATCTTAGTCATGCCGCCAAAAAATCGTCCAATCAAATTCGCTCGAAAATTAATATCGGCAAATGGGTCTTGACCAGGCATGCGATTAATCAATTCATAAGAATCCAAAGAAAATGACTCTTTATGGACGGGCGCTGTAAATTTCTTATTCGTATAATCATCAGCACTATTCGCACGATAACCTGTGGTCATGTCCGTGACAGCAATAGAAATATCCTCATCACTACGAACAATGTCGAATTCTACAGACTGAGCATCGTAAAAATTTCGAGGTGGACTTTGAAAAAACCCGCTAAAAAACAACGTGGGTTCAGCCGATTGGTTGTACGCCTCAATCATGCGTATTGTTTCTTTATCGCTCATAACCGGTGCCCCCTTATGGTTGGTTATCGAAGATGTTCAGTTCTTGAACATCATCCGAAACGATTGTGAAATCACGAAGCTGATCAAGAATAGCATCGGTGATGTTACTACCGTCGCCGTCGGCATCGATAATCAATTTTTCTTTGCGGACGTGACCGGAAATCATCGGACGTACAGGCTCGTTGCCTGCCCCTGTGGCCACAACGTCATTTACAATAACGGCGTTGGGGATTTGAGCACCACCCGCGCCCGCAATAGCAAATGGTACCATTTTGCCATCCGCAGCAACGGTCAAAGTGAAAAAATCAGCCAATGCGAAGTCAGTACCGCCCGCTGTGATGGTAAAGGTAAGACCGGCGACAGTGAACACCGTCGGAGTAGCTAACACCATCGTCAACTCAGTAGCAACAATGTTGCCGTTAGGGTCCTCTAATTTCCACACGCCGCCAGTAGCAACCGCAGTAGTGACAGTCAACACATACACCCCCACCACAGGTACAATTGTACCCGCTGCAACAGTACTCAGCGTGACCGTACCATTACCCGTGTTGCCTCCATCTGCCGCAGCAACAACCGCGTCAGCCACAGCTTTGCGAGCTAAAATGGTCCCACCTAGCACGGTGCCCGCACCTGCAAAAGTCAACAGCTCGTCGCGAAAGGATGCGTTTTTAAAGATGACTCCACCAATATCAACGTTTGTGATTATAGGATCTCCCATAATTAGGCACCCCCTGCAATACGAGCACAGACCATGTCGGCGACTTGCTTCGCTTCGGAATCCGCATCCGCAGCGCTGGAATCAGCATTGTCAGAAGCTGAGCTGTCATCCGCATCACCTTGGCGCGCGTTGATGTCCGCATTATTTCTGCCTGCGGTCATGTAGGTTGCTTGTAAGGTCATCGTCATACCGTCGCCATTTTTAATAGCTTCGCTTGCGGTTTTCATATCGCCAGACGCCTCGCCCATTGTCATGTGCGCCGTTACGCGATCACGTTCTTGATCGACCCCCTCTTTAACCACCGCCGCGTAAACGTCGGGGTGTAGGGCCATCAGTGTATTACGGTCCATAGATCCGATCTCCGGTTTTCCCCCGCCAACGAGGGCGGTTTTTATAGTTGAGGCAGACTGAACGGGGGCAAGCTTCACACCCACCACACTGTCAATCATACCGCGCTTTACCGCTTCATTCGCCAAGACCACACCGCCTTGACCGAAATCCGCGTTAACTTTTGAAACGGTCGTACTACGACCACTCGCAATTGACTCAACAAAAATATCATGCAATGCATCTAATTCCTCGCGTACCATTCCAACCCCCTTGGGGGTTGATACATCCGGCGCCTTTTTTGGTGCCTTGGTACTTGCGATTGTGACAACTTCGTCATGAACCGCATAACTAGCCACAACACCCACCGAACCAACGCGCACCGCGTGGTTTGCTGCGACAATTGTATCCGCTTGTGCAGCAATTGCAAATGCGGCGCTCGCCGCCGTGTTGTGAACCGTGGCAGTGATGGGTTTTTTTGCTGCCTGAATAGCATCAAGCGTGTCAAACAAACCATCAACGCTCCCACCGGGGCTATCCACTGACATCCGAATATTATCAACATCAGGGTTTTGTTCAGCTTGCGCAATCGCCGAAATTATTTCGGGGTATGCCGTATTTCCGCCACCGAAAATCATAGCGAAAAAACTAGGCGCTTTAGTCAAAACACCCTTTATCGATATCTCCGCGTTATTGCCCGCTATGGTCAATATTCGAGAGGTGTCATCTTCAGAACCACCCCCACGTTGGGCCATGAATTCGACTTCTTGCTCAGTAGTCGGCGTCAATCCCGCCTTTTCAGCTTTCTCAATAGCTTGACGAACACTTGCCTCAAGTAGCCACATAATTAAAACCCGTTAATGACATCTAAGTTGCCTTTAGAAACTATCACATCTGTGACCGCGCTATCAACATTCGCGACACCACCCTGAAAAGTATCCCCCGCTGTCGCGAACACAAGTCCCGACGCAGATACCGACGTGGGTGCGTTATTTTCGGTCTCGCCATCACGATCAACCAGCACACCACCCTTGTATAATATCCCCACCAATAGCTTATCGGACCCTCCACCATCTTTTTCAATCGTTGCTTTAAATGAGGGTCGAATAAAACCGGGAACAGGATCAACATAAGTCATTAATCCATTGGTGTCCACAGTGATTCGCTCAGACACCGTGCTGTCCCAGTTGCCGCCTCCAATTGGAAAAAATGTATTTGCGGCCGTAATATCAACAGTCTCAGGTACTGTAAGAAATGAATCCGCCGCAACCGTACTGTTGGGGACGGGAGCACAATTATTGAACCGCAAGCGTAAATCGGACTCACTAACACCGCTCAACGGTGTGACAGGTCCGATGAAATCACAGCCTTGGAAAGTACCGCGAATCCCCGGCGCAATGTTGCCCGAGTCAATCAACCCTTTAATACCAATGCTTCCAACACCCAAACCAATATTAACAAGGTTTTGCACTTCGAACGCCACCGACACCACCGCAGCGCCGAGATCCAACCCGACAAACGTAGGTGAAAAACTCAACATAGCTAATTCACGTATGGACAATATACTGAGCGTTGTCCCGCCGATAGTAACACCATCATTAACACCAATCCCGCCGATAGGTAAACTTGCCGCCGTTGTTGAAATCGATAAAGTTGTGATGTCCGTGAACGTACCGAATTTTTGAGCAATCAGAGAGCTTCCGTCAGCGCCATGCCCGGTGAGACCATCCATTCGTACGATATTTAATTCACTCGGATCACTTCCCGATATATTAAATAATTGACCGTTCGGGCAACGCACGGGAGCATTGAATAACGTAAAACTACCAACGTCAGTACCCACAAACATATCGTCCGAACTATTTGACTCCCACACGTTACCTGTGGGACCCGAATTAAATGATGCAATAGTGACATTTTTGCCGACAACAAAACGTTTAGGTGTGGATATACCGGCACCTGGCAAATAAACCTTATCGTCTTCTAAAAAAATATTATCCTCGTCCTGAGCAACTAAATTACTAAGACTGTTCACTGACACCCAATTGGCAGGTGGTACAAAACCTCGGGGGAGGCCACCAAAAAAACCACCGAACGCCTTAGATAGACGTTGAAATGACATGTTAAAGTACCCCGTCCGCGATAATTACCCAACCACTGCCGGTAGCGCGACATTTTGTTAAAATAGCGTCATTCTGACTGAACTGTTCCCCCGGCAATGCCGCAGCAACATATGCGCTCGCGTCGTCTTCCGTTTCATTAAAAAAAATAGCACCGGCACCTTTTACTTTAATTGTAAAAATAGCAGCGCCTACCGCCACAGTCTGCCAAGCTTGTGTAATGTTCAATACTGCCTTACTCATTCCGAATATCCCCCACTAGTGATAAATGGGCGGACTCAAGCGCCTTGACAGCATCGTCTACCGCTGCTACATCACCAAACTCCGCCTTGAGTTCGAGCAACGGCCTCAACGCCGCCACCTTTTGTTCGTTTTCACGTAACAAACGTTTAATATTTTTCGAATATTTCGTACCCGTTAACGCACGCGACTCACGTGCGTTAGTCGACCAACCTTCATTAACAGCCAACTGACTACCCTTAGCTTGCTTAAACATATCAGTAGAGGGTTTAATCGATCCGTACCACTCTGTTAAAGTCCACGCGCCGAACACATCGTAACTCTGAGGGTCACGCCATGATTCTAACAGTTTCGACGCTTTGATATTTTGCAACAATGTCTCACTTAACAACCATTCGATGTACACAGGCACGCAAAACTTACTGCCAAAAGTTGCCCACACCTTATTAAGATAAATCTTAAATTCATTAATAGCCGCTTGACTGGCTGAGTAGTTATTGCTGAACGCAAGCGTCAATATTTCGGGGGGGACCTCATTAGCCCACGCGACAGTCTGTAAAATTGCCGCTTCGAACGTCCCGAAATTGATGTCAGTACCTTGGCTATGAAATCCGACAGGTTCTTCACCTTGTTGGAGTCCTTCCATAACCACACCGGGTATGGACTTTGCCATGTTGTATTGACGAGGGGTGCCGTCAGCGTCGGTGGTGGCGACTGAACCGTGTTGAACTGCACCGCCCGTCATCGGTAGCGACCCTATCTTGTCCTCTGTCTTTTTAATAAACATCGCCAGGATTGAATTCACGACAGCCTTGCGTTGTGCAGAGTCTCGGTATCGATCGATCTCTTTTAACGATTGCAATACCAACGACAACAGCGGTTGACCGCGCACATCATCAAGGCGCTTGTCCGTGCCAAACACAAGCCACGCCACGCGGCGACCTGTCCGCTCGCTAAACGCAGGCAAACGAGAGGTTTCACCGTCTTTCTGCCTGACCCAATATGCAACCACACGTCCTAGTCGATTGAGTTCAACCCCATGCTTCACCTCGTGACCTTTACGTAATTTTCCGTCCTGGTCGCTTAGCGGACTTTGCACACTTTCACCGCGTACTAACTGCACCATCGGCAATCGGGTTTGTCGTGATTGCTTCAAAACGACAAGCACGTCACCCGCAACAAGCGCTTCCTCGCGTGCCGCAGCCTGCAATTCACCGAAAGTGTCTTGTTGCTTCCAATCACACACCAGTGGTTGTTGAGCCCAAATATTAAATCGATTTTCAACCGTTTCTGACCAATCCTGTAAGCTCCCATCTTCAATGCCTATAATTTCCTCATCGGGGGTGGCTTCGGGGCATAGTCCGGTATTAATCTCGTTAGTAACTAGGCGTCGGATGAGTCCGCGCGCATAAAGGTTTTCGGTGAATAATTGTGACGACCGCTGTCGCAGGGTCCAATAATCAACATGTTGAATTTCAGTAGGGCCGAAACCACCGGCGAATTTGCCGCCGTCATAAATAGAGTTTTCCCACCGGGAGAAGTTCTGTTGACCCTGAAATGCGCCAAGATTGTTGACGTTAACGGTGGGGGGTTCGCCCGACACATGCACGAACGAACCGTCGTTATTAACCCTATAGCGTGGTTTTTCCGCTACCATCCCGGCCTCACATTCACGACGCCACTGCCGGTGAGCCTGGTTTGTAGCACCGCACAACGACTATAAAGACTATCGATGACTTTATTGAGAGAAGCAATATTCATTTTAGTAACAGTTTGACGGTCTTGACCAGTATCAAGGGTGTATGACTCTATCGTCCCAGATGCAATGGCAACTGAGGCGTCTTCATACGCAACAATTAACGCTTTAGTAGCATCAATGCGACCCTGCAAAAACGTCCGATCCATTACATTACCCTAGCCTCGTGTACAAAAATAGATCAATAATTACACGCAGTATATGCTAGGTTGTCGCGGCAGGCAATTGTTCACCCATATAAGCCCAAAATTGACCCCATTCAACGGTCTCAAGTTCAAAATGTTGGATGCAAATATTCCACGCGAGGATTTCTACAGCAGCGTGCCCATAGACCAACAAATCCCACAATTCATTCCGTGCGTTGCCTGGACGGTACCAAATATACGACACGTTGCCTCGGTCGTCGGTCTTTTTCTGCCTGACTTCGACAGTGAGCTCCTTAATTTGAGCGTCGGTGGTATCGACGGGGGCGTTAAAGTGGAATCGCTGTTGCTCTCCTGACCCTTCAGACCACTCACGGCGCAACGCCGTGGCTATACGATCCTTATAATGATCAACTAAAATTCGGTACCCACGACCACCGGCTTGCGTTTTAAATTCCGCGAATTCACTGATTTTCTGAATTTTCGCCGGGCGTTCGCGACCCAAGATGGGGAAAACCCCCCAGCCGTACGACGAACAAAACGTCGAGACCGTATCATTAGCATACCCCCCATCGATAAGCGTTAATGTTACCTTGTATTTCAGTCCGTCATCTGATATATACTCGGTCTCCTCGATCAATTGTTGTACCTTTCCCCAAACGGGATCGCCGAGCTCAGTACAATCCTCGGCGAGCCCGCCTGCCTCAAACCGCCAATAATCAATCAAATAACACTTCGCGTCTTTAGCCCAACCCATGACCGACACCGCCAGGTTACTTTTATGCACGTCAATCTGACAAGTAAGAAATAAAATACGAGACCCTGCGTGTTCTTGCGCGTGTGCGTTGGGGATTTGCCCAAACCGATAAACAGTACGTCGATGGAGGGATACTGCTTCAAACAGGACTTTCGCCCCTTTAATTTCGAATGGTTCAGCCAACACGTTATTGTAAAATTTTTGGTACTTGCCGATGTCGATCACTTTTCGATCAACAGGGTCGTATCCTTGCAGGTAAGCACTAACAGATTTATACCAAGGCTGCATACCAATAGGGCTATACAACGCAGGCAAGTGGTAGGATCGTATGTTTGGTTCGACAGGTCGGGCCGTAGGCTTCCAATGTGCACCGTGATTAGGAGAAAATAAACGCTCTTTATCATGTTCGTAGTGAGGGTGGCCACAAGATTGGCAACAGTAACAAACGGAACCCAACAAAAGAGCCCCATCTTCCATCTCCCACCGAAAACCGCCCACAACACCGGTTTCCTTGTTGACTGATTCCCACCGCAGCGATTGAGGGAACGAGCAAGCTTTACACAACACCATATACTTGCGTTGGTCGCCGCGACGGTACGCGTCTTCAATTTTTGACATTCCTTTAATCAACGGTGTGGACCCGCGCCCAATTTTCCGACGTTCCCAGTACCCCGAACATCGGTCGTCGCTGATCGCATCGGGGTCACCGTCCTTGCCAACCACGTCCGGCCACGCGTCTAACTCATCCTTAAACATCAAAGCGATAGAATAGGATCGCATTTTAGCCGCATTTTGTGCACCAAACGGCACCATGTATGCGCCGCCTTCTACCTGGATATGATTTTTTGTCTTGCCGGTTTTTCGTGAATTACCTTCGTCACTTGACCGTATTTTATCCGCAAACCCCGATTGATTGATCATTGGAATAATATTATTAGAAACACGTTCTTCGGCGAGTTCCTTATCCGCCGTCATATACATCATGGGCAACGTTTTAACATGGAACATGTAATACAAAAGTATAGATTCAATCAACGTCGTCCATGTAATTTGTACACCCTTTTTTAAATTAACTTCGCGCACATCGCTGTCGACGTCGAAACAATCCAGTATTTCACGCATATACGGATTTACCGCAAACCGGATGTACCCCGGTATTGACGTGACCGACGCCGGTAAATAACGATTCTCCTCGTTAAAAACACTGGGGGCAATTTTGATAATTTCTTCTGTTAATCCGTCAACCTCACTTATCAACCAATCCTGGCCAATGGTGTCTAGGTTAAGCATAGAACGGCATCTTCAATTTGTGGGAGTAACTGTCTGAGTTTACCGACCGCTGCTTTCGACGCCTTATAATTCTCATCACGAAACATCATGCGGGTAACCTGAGGCGGAATAGTGGCGATAAGACAAGAAAGCTCGTTGATTCTATCGTTTAATTGTTGGCGATCATAATTAGACCTGACATCGAACGTAGGACCACGAGATTTCCCAATCACACACAACAAATAATCTTCAAGTGCTCTAACCTTGTCATTAAGAACGTTGCATTCCTGGACATCATCCATTGTCAACTCCCATTGTTCGCGAGATAATGATTCATTACGTTCGTAATTAATAAACATCTGTGTCGATCTCCACATCAAACGATATATCCAATGAAACGAGTTTTGTTTTATTTAAAAACGTCATGGGGACACGAATCGTTCGTGCCATACGTCCACACCTTGCTTGCGCAACGTCCTGGCACGTTTGGGGGAAATGGGTCGTAGGGTGCTAGTCATCGTTTAAATTCCGCTTTTCAATAATTTCGCAGGCCACCACAGTGTTGGGTGCGCAATTCTCGCAAAAATGAATCAAACGCCCTGAACCCCCGTGGTAGGGTCCGACCTCACACACCCACATCCATTCACGTACAAATTCAAATTCGCAGCAGCAACATTTAACCCAAGATACAAAGGAAAACTTTTTGCGAATATTATAATTGTACGATTCACGTGCGCGCCTTTTCATCTGCCCACCTACTGTTTGTTGCATGGGTCGTATGTGTGACCCATGCATACGCTACTTATAACTTTAATTATTTAACTAATAATTTCCGATAACAGATTTTTCTTAAATTGTCGCAGGCCGTCGCGTTGAACAAAGGATGTTCGACCTTTACGATTCATAACATGCGCTCGATCAGGAATCTCGATGGTTTTCGAAAACGCTGCATGAATACGGTCACCCGCTTTAAAACTTGATTCGACTGCATAGATGCCGGTAGATTTGTATATTCCCGACACCGGTATACGAATGAGATCCGGTGACGGCTCTAACGTAAAGTCGCTAATTTCATTCATATCAAAACCCTGAACGGTATAACTAGTCATTGAGTCCACACTGTGGCATTGCGTACACTCGGCGAAGGTAAAGGTGCTGACAAATAAAAGTAAAAGCGAGGTGAATATATATTTCATTTTTGGTTCCTTTTGGTTGGTTTTGAGTAAATCGGTTTTATACTATCATGGTACTTCTCTCACCACTTGTTTTTAGTCACTATTTTACAACCCATTTCAGAGATCAAAAAAGGTTTAAGTCTGGTTTCAAAACATTTGCCGCACAGATCAACATCATCGGTATATGTATCGGCTTCGCCATGTCCCCGGGTTCCCCTCTCCCACTCTATAGTAACAGTATCAAACTCATCACATGATTCGCATTCAAGGTCTTTGCCGCAACTGTCGCATGTGGTCTTGTCGTAAACTTCCTCAGTGTGTTCGGGAATAGTCTTTGTTATTGTGTGTTCCATTTTAAAATACCTCACATAATTTAAACATTTTTCAAAGCCCTTGTAATTTTCGTTTTAACCGGTCGAATGAATGACGCTAGTTGGTCGATAATTTCTTTTTCAATCTCGGCGGGAGTGTTTTCTGCCGCGCACATCACTATGACCTTACGTGTGATCGTCTTGGCGCCGTCTGTCAGTAGCTGTACATGCGCTGACTCAATCGGTGACACCACAGATATTTTTACAAATTCCTTGTTAACCAATTCGCCTTTCAATTGTGCGTTCTTAATTCGTGTGGTATCGATGTCTTCAATCTTTTTAGCGGCGTCAAGCCAGTCCTTAAAACTACGATCCGTGCCGAACATATGAACCAATTCCCTCAACGACTTGTCCGCCAGCTTTGATATGTGCTTGGGGATATTATCCATCAAGTCGTCGGGGTTCTCTGCCGATTCCCGCTTGATTCGCTCATTCCTGGCATTATAACCATTCACAACCGGCACTTTCTCGAACGGTTTCGGTGCAGGGTCCTTCGCCCTTGTTTTTAAAGGCTCCGGTATCATCCCGTTGACCCGCATTAAGGTCACAAGTTTCTGGGATCGAGTATGGCCGATTTTCATACCCCTCTTTACACCGCTAACCGAGTAACACCCGTTCGCCACACACCACGCTACGGTTGATTCATAAAGTGGATCCATTCCAGTGACTGCGGGTTCTAGCTGACCACGCGCCTGGTTGTTGCGGTATTCAATTGCTGCGGGGTGATCAATGTCGATCCTACCGCCAACAATTGCCGCTTTCAAACCGCTACCGCAAGCCTTTGTCACGGCACCTGCCGAGACACCTACAGACCGCGCGAACTCTGACTTTGTAACCAAATTCTTAACCATAGGAGGCACCCTAACACCCCCCCTCCCCTTGGTCAAGCATGGTCAAAAAGTGATCAATTGCGCGAGGCCCGCCCGGCAGGCATCAAAAC